CAGCATGCATCTGCATAACCTGGCCGCTGGCGAAGCTGATGGTGGTGTTGGCCCCCGCCCTCCAGTTGCCCACGGTGCCTCCGCTGAAGCTGGCACTGTCCCCGGTGACGGCATTACCGCTCAGAACCTGCATCCCGCTGTTGGTATAGGGCTGCTGGAACGTCGGGAAGGCAGTAAAAGTTTCCAGCGGGTTGGTGGTGTTGTAGGGAGCCGCGGTCAGGGTGGGGATCTGGGTCAGCACCACTCCCGTGTTGTTGCTGATGGCCGGGAAGTTGGTGCCAGTGGGAGGCCAGGTCTGCCAGGTACCCACGCTGGTAGCCATGACCCCGTCGTCACGAACCAGCAGTTCGTTGTAGCCATGGTGAGCAATCTGGGTGCTCGGGTAGCTCGACAGGGTCGTGACGAACTCGGTGATGCCCTGGGGCGAGCCTTTCAACTTGTAGAGATGGACAGCGTTCTCGACTAGCAGACGCTCCTGGTACATGCCCATCTCTGGCTCATGCACCAGGCCGAACTCCTGCATGAACAAGGGCAGTAACGACCCCGCACAGTTCAGGGGGTCATTGATTGAGGACAGGCTCTCTAGCTCGGTGCGTATGAAGTCGAACTGGAAACCAATCAACTGGAGGTATCGCTGTAAAGGCGGGGTGGGGCCGTCGACAGGCCATGGGTTATATTGGTCAACTAAGACCACGTCCATATCCCGGTAAGCCATAGGTAGCAGGTTGTAGAGCCGTGCCCCATAGCCCCAGTTGAGCGGCACCAGGGCGATGAGATCGGTACAACGAACCCCCATGTTCTCCGAAAGGCTCCAGCCGAACATGGTGTAGTACTGGAACCCTTGTGGCAGGTAAAGGTCAGTGATGTGTTGCATGGCATCGACCACGATGGAGTCTTTAGGGTCACCGAAGACATTGGAAGGAGCCGCAGGAGGGTTATCCGCGAACTCGCTCAGATCGAAGACCTGGAAGCCGTCGTTCTCGTCCATGGGTAGGTTCCGCGGGTTCCGTACCAGGCGCAGATAGGCACAGTCTGTAGATGGCGGGGTGTTCCACTTGAGGTACAGGCTGGAGTAGCTCAATGGCATCGAGGTGAAAGGAGCTACCGAGAAGTCGGGCCTGACAGTGGCCGGGTCTGGGCCGAACTGGCCGACACTGTAGAAGCTGACCCCGTAGACGGCCATCAGATCCCCAGTGCCATCCAACACATGCACACCAGGGCCTGGCGGTCGACCCTGATGTCTTCGATGAACTGGATCATGGCCCCCTGGGGGCTGAGGCCCAGGAGTACGAGTTGATCCTCCATGTACTGATAGGCATACCAGCCCAGCATCGAGCCGCCGGGGAAGGGCATCTTGCAGTAGATGAAGCTCAGAATGTAGGAGAACTGTGCCGGCGTGAGATCGACCCAGAGGTTGCCGTTGCCATCGGTGTAGCCAGAGGCGAAGCCGCCGCTCATTTTCCAGCGCCGGCCATCTGGCCCGGTGAGGTTGTGATCGTTGGGATCGAGCTTCTGTGAGGCCAGGTAGGAGTTGATGATCCCTTGCACCTGGGAGGAGTTGAGGCCGGCTACCTTGGCCTGGGCCAGCGTGATCAGGTCATCGCCATCCACTGCCCCTGGAGCCGTGACCGGGCGGGTAAAGGGCCTAGCCCCGTCATGGCGCATGTACTGGGGGTGGTCGTCGCCCCCCAAGCCCGTCAGCATGAAGTGTCGGTGGTAATGCGACGGTGCCGGCGGTGGGGTGATGCAGTTGCGAGCGTCAACATGGCCTTCGGCCTTGCTGTTGTAGAGGTAGTTGATCGAGCGGCCCACCGTGTTGGACCCAGGTGTCATGAAGGGCTTCTGGCCCAGGATTTGCTCCAGGCTTATGATCTCGGTGTGAAGATCTTTGGTAACCGCGGCGGCGTCGAGGGTGAGGTCGACTGTGGTAGTAGTACCGTCCAGATTCTGGACGATGAAGATCTTGGTGCCATCCTGAGGCTGGTTCTGATAGGCAACAAAGTCGCGGATCGCCAGGGGATAACGCTGAGCGGCGGGGACAGGCGGTGGGGCCGGCATCAGATCCCCATTGCTATCCAGGTGAAGGACACCCATTGATTTGGCTGCCAGGAATAGTCATGTGAGAACTGGACCGTGGCTGATGACCCCGACACCCCCACCAGGGTCTGCTGGGCCTCGATCCAGTTGTAAGGCGGGCAGCCACCGCTCCCTTGGGGTGGCAGCTTGGTGATCTGGACCGACTGAACGACCTGACCGTAGGTGAGACCGAAGCCAAAGGTCACCCGGCCATTGCCATCGGTGCAGCCTGAGAAGAGGCCCCCGGTGATCCGCCAGGCAGTGGAGGACGATGACCCAAGCAGTGGAGTTCCGCCACGCGCCCCGGCCATGAGAGACTGGGTGGAGGCATTGATCATGCTCTGGATCTGCCCCTGGTTCAGGAAGCCGAAGCTACGTAACTGGCTCAGCGGTACGAGGTCTGCTGGCGCACTGCCGGCTACGCCTCCCACGGGCCGGCTGAAGCCTGGATACCCGGTGACTTGCATGTATTGGGGGTGGTCGTTACCGATCGCGTCTTCCAGGTTGCTGTGATGGAGATGAGTGTGGTTAGTCGGGGCCTTGTTGTTGTAGAGATACTGAATGGCCCCGCCGACTGATGTGAAAGGCGTGCCAAGGAAAGGGTTGGCTCCGACGATTTTCTCCAGGGCCACAATCTCGTCGTGACACTCATTAATGCTCAAGGCCCAGATAATGTCGGTGTAGTCGTGGAAGACCGTGAAGACCTTGATCGCGGCAGGGAAGGTCGCAGCCATTAGTAAATCACGCCTCCGGTAGCTGTCACGTTGATACCGCCTGGGTTTGCTTGAGGGATCTCATACGCCGCGGTGACGACATCAGCCAAGGTCTGAGGGCTGGCCTCTGCTCGGGAGCACACTGTCACGTTGACATAGTCCACGCCCTCGACTTCCATGACCGCGTGGTAGACGCTCGACAGGGTGATCCTGGAGCCGAAGTCCACTACCGAGAACAAGAAGAGGTTCTGGAGCGTCGCCGCCACCGCGCTCTGCACCGTGGATTGATGGTAGTTCGGCAGCACCGCCACGTTGGCTGTGATGTTGACCGGGACGTAGCCGGCTTGGAGCACTCCATTCTTGTTGTACTGAGGCGGCAGGATGACGATGGACACACCTACCATCTTCTTGTTATCCATCTGCCCAGTCATATTGGAGTTGGTGATCGAGGGGGCCAGAGCGTTCACTCGATTGATCAACGTGGGCACGTCTGCAATGAAGCTGCCGGCGGGGTGAATGTAGATGTTCACCGCGTTGTAGGCCGTGGAGATGGCAGCGGCCTTGGCAACGCTCGGGATGTTCAGCACCAAGGCGGCATAGTCGTCCAGTGCCACCGCTCGGTTGATCGCGGTGATCGATAGCGGAGCATGTGTACGAATATGGTCGGTGGTTTCGGCATCAGCCCCGCCGGTAGCCGGTTGAGAGTTGGTGACTGAACTGATCGCCTGTATACCCGTGACCAACTGATTGAGTGAGTTCGGGGCCACGTTGCCGATGGCTCCTCCACCCACCATGTAGCTGGCTGTGATGACTGCCCCAGGAGCCGGGATGCGCCCGGTCAGGTCATCCCCGAAGACGACGGTGACGACGCCGTTAGCGTCAACGGAGAGGGTGTACGCACTCTCGGTGGAAAAGGCGTCGATGATGCGCTGGTGGTATGTCCACATGACCGGGCCGCTGCCCTCATCAACGAATACCTGGACGGTTCCATCTACCACAGGAGTGTTGAAGAGGGTGTACATCTGATTGGGCGTGGCGTCTGAGATCCCTATGTTCTCACCTGCGGTGGTCTGGCCGTGCATGGCCGCGACCTGGCCGGTGTAGTTGTTTGGAGCCGCGGGTTGGTAGGTGATCGAGATGCTGACGCCGTTGGCCGGCACGTTGCCGTTGGTGCCGTTTCCGAACAAGACCGTGTTGCCATTGATGACGGTATAGACCTGGGAGCCGACGCCGCTACCCGGCACACCCACAAAGCTGTTGCCGGGGGCCAGGCTCCAGGCTGTGCCGCCCACCGTCACCGTCTGATTTCCGCCCCCGCCTGTGAAGTTGTAGAGAGGCCAGGGGATGGTGCCGGTGGTATCCCCCAGGTAGAACTGCTGATTTGCTGCTCCGCTGCTGGTGGTGTTGATCGCCGTGGAGACCGCGTCGCCATAGATCCACAGGTCTGCCACGGTCTCAAAGACGATGGGAGACCCGATCAGGAATGTCGACACCTGGGTGCTCTTGGGGATCAAAACCGGGGTAGGTGCCGGCGAGGAAATGGTGAACTGCAACCCTGGTGGCGCGAGGGGGTTCTTCGGATCACCTACCGTCGCAGCTACGTTGCCATGGGGCGTGTAGTCCAGCAGGGTGGCGATGTTGAGTATCGACTGGCGCTGTTGGGCGGTGGCAATAAACGCCTCGTTGGCGATCCGGTCGATATAGAACGACAGCACATCCCCGGTGTAGGCAAAGAGTTCCAGGAGCACTATTCCGAAGTCGCCAGGAGCGCGGTCGGTCCATTCCGGCAGATAGCTCGGGATCAAGGTCAGCATGTCGTTGACCAGGCTCGTGTAGTCCCGGCTGGTGTAGTCAATAGGGGGGACTGTCACACTCCCGCTGACGACATCAGCGATGGTGCTGATGGAGACTGGGGCGACACTCATACGGTTATCTCCACCTGGCTGCCGTTGAGGTTGACAGAGAACGTGTAGGTGGTGGGTGAGTTGCCCACCGTGAAGGAGATCATCATGATCACGATCCCTGAGTAGTTAGGCTCACTCTGGCGCACGAACTCGACTTCGGTGATCGTGATGTTCGGTTCGTAGGTGGCGATCTGCGTGTTGAAGTCCGCAATGATGTTCTGCTCTTCGATGGGGTCGTCGTTCTCAAAGACGAAGCGGTAGATGCCGACGCCATACGTAGGTCGCATGACCCGCTCTCCTGGGATGGTCAGCAGGATCGCCAGGATGTGATTGATGGCCCATCGCCGCGGATCGGCATCGAAGGCGACGGCCCCGGTGGAGTCGATCTGAAATGGTTGGGCGATCTCCCAGACCGGGGGAAGCTGGCGGAAGTTGGCCGGGACTATGAAGGTCACGTCAGCGCCCTCACCGTGAACCAGGCGTAGTAGCTACCAACCCTGCCGGCAAGGCCGTTGGTGGAGCAGTTGTGCTGGATATACAGCGTGTCGCCGGCTTTGCACGGCACGATGTCCTGAATCTGAACCACCATGATGGCCCCTCCAGTGGAGGTGGGAGTCCCGCTCCAGGCTTGCAGGGTGGTGTTGTGTACGAGTCGTATGTTGTACCACTGGCCGGCAGCGTTGGCATCAAATCCGACCTGAGAGAGGCAGAGATAGTCCGCAGCGTAAGGACAGACGAAGGTGTACGCGCTCCAGTTACTGCCATAGTCGATGGTGTCGAAGCCATAGGGATAGAGTGTGGTGCTGGTGTTGTAGGCCGCGTTGCGATGTGTCCGACCGCGGGCGACCTTGGTCGGATCAGCATTGCACCACTGGCGTACATCGGTCATGGCCGAAGCTGACGCGACCTGATAGAGCGGGATGTCGTAGGTGTTGGCTAGGGGGTTCTGCCCAGGGGTGCTCGTGCCGGGGAGGTACAGAAAATAGATCTGCCGCTGTGTCAGATCCATGCGAGCCACGACGAGGCCAGAACTGACACCGCTGACGGTCTTGTTGGAGTTGCTCTGCCCGAAGAACCCGTCGACCCAGACCGCTCCTGGCTGGATCGTCACCGTGCCACCGGAGATGGTGGCGGCTAGCTGGTTCTGATTACCAGGGACGACCCCACTTCCGTAGAACAGCCGCGCCATCTGTCGCCAGTTGGCCGGCGTAGCCATATTCCCAGGGGGCTGGTCAAATGGAAAGTAGGAGTCGAGCAGAGTCACAGGTCAGCCTCTTGTCGGAGATCCTCAGTGGTGCCGGCATGCTGACTCCACAGCCAGTCGGGCATGGTTTCCTCGTGAGGGGCCAGATCCGGCCCAGGGGGATATTCCTCGCCGGTCTCGGTGTTCACGAACTGACCCTCGTCGTTGACCTCATAGGTGACTACGCTGCCGGGGGCCTGCCCCCCGTCCACAGGCTCAGTGTCATCTGTGACACCGTGATCCCCGGTCCTGTCCCCGCTGTCACTCTCCATCCGAACGTCTTCTTTCCTTGAGTTACTGGCACAGGCGTCATCAACGAGACCGGCATTGAAATGCTGGAACCTGTAGGGAATCCGGCAGAGTTGGCCGGCGTGATGGTGTCGGCTGCTGTGATCGGGTTGGGCTGTTGGTCGGTCTGTCCCCATTGATAAGTCAGTGAGCAGGCCACGGTCTGAGCCACGCTCATGTCACTGAACTGGACGAGCAGGGTGCCATGCAGGAATCCCAGAGCCGCGTAGGGGATGCGAGCCACGCCGAAGCTGAACTGAGCGGTAGAGCTAGTGCCGACAGAGGTGGCCCCAGATTGGTTGGCTGTCCAGCGCAGCCCCGTGGCCGGGTTGATCAGGTTCCGTAAATCGAGGAGGGTGGTGCCGCCGCTCACCCCCCAGATGGGGATCTCCCAGATGTTGGTGTCCTGCTCAAAGCCCCCGGTCCCGTAATCCACCACGGTGTCGCGGTAGACCAGGGCCACGACCTCGTTGGCGAAGTTGACCTGGGCCACGATGGTGCCGTTGGTACCCACTGTAAAGGTCTGGTTGTTCTGTAGCTCGGCGTAGTACCCATGGATGAAGACCGCCCCGGTCTGCACCGTGACCACGCTGCCGGCGATGCTGGCGTTCATTTGGTTCAGGTAGTTGGCGAGGACACCATCCGCCATCCATAGCTGCGCCATCTTCCGCCACCGGGCCGCGTTGGCAGAGGCCCCATACCCTGGGTCGAACGGAAAGAACTCGTCAAAGTTGCCCATCAGAAGACAAGGTCGTTGGGATCGGCGGATGGGTGAGCAGCCTGAGTAGCAACATCGGCCTCCATGTGACCGGGGTACGACCCATGAGTGCTGGCGGTGTTCGCACGGTACCTGGAGTTGATGTCGTCGTTCCTGTGGGATGGCAACTGAGGCAAGCCGGTGACGGTGCGTAACGCCGCTCCCATACCGTGTGTTCGGTAGTACTTGGCGTCGTCGTACATCTGGATACCGTTCCTGACGGCCCCCATGATCGCCGGCTTGTTGAACTGCATCCCGTTGTTGTTGCGGTTCATGTACCGGCCCAGGCCGGTCTGGGCAAACTGGGTGCCGCGGTAGACGTTCCGGCTGGGATCATTGACCGGGCTGGTCGCGCCTACCTGGGGCATGGAACTGGGCATGCCAGTCAGAGGATGCAAGGGCGGGGCCTGGTCTCCTCCTGGGGCCTTGGGCGTGGCCCCGGCGGGGGCACCTCCTGCTTCCTCTCCTTCACCTCCTACCGGGTGAAAGAACCAGTCGGACATCGTTACCTCCAGGGGGGTGCGAGCTTACGGAGTTGGGTGGTGCGTCCGATACCTGGCTCGGCCCCCATCATCGCCTGCTCACGAGGGCTGTACTGGGGGACTAGCTCTAGCTGAGGGGCACCGCGGTCGTTCAGCACCATGGTGTCAAAAGGCACCGCGGTCATCATCTGGCGCTGGATGCCCCGCTCGGGCTGGAGCGTGGGCGGGTACATGTAGTCAGCCGGATCGATCCGCTCGCCCTTGTGGACCCCCCTGACATAAGACCTCTGATTGGCACGGTTCTTAATGGCGTCGAGGAGGCGGTCCTGTCTCCTGGTGTTGATGGTCCCCAGGTAGCCATCGGGCCACTGAGCGGCTGGCGTCTGGTTGTAGGCAGACCGCCTGGCATCCATGGCATCGCGGAAATACGGCCCGATGCCACCGCCACCGCCAACCGTGTTGGCGTTCCCAGGCGCGCCGTAGTTATACGGCGGCAGGTACTGCCATGGGGTGAAGACGCCCCTGGGCACGGGTTACCCGGTGATCGACTGGGCGTTGAAGAAGGAGCGCACCTCTTCTGAGCGGGAGTGGGCTGCCGGCAGAAGCTGCCCCATAAAATGGGCGTCCTGGGGATCCCTGGTGGACGCGTCTTTTTCTGACGTGACCATGTCGTAGGTGGGGCCATGCGGCTCCTTGAGGACGTGGTCCGCGTACTCGTACCCTCCTTCACCCTGCCCTGTGTTCATGGGGGCAGGGCCTTGGAAGACTCCGCGGTCGCTCATCCGAATGCATCCCCCTGGCCGGCACCGAAGCTGCCCTGGCGGGAGGGCGTCGAGGGCACGGGCCGTCCTCCCCCCTGGGTTGGCACCGGGGACTCCTGGGGCACCTTCATGGAGGGGGATACCGTGAGCCTGGCGTTCGCCATCTCGGGACCACCGCGGGTTCGGGGTGGGTGCGGCTCAGCCTGGACGCCGGCTGCCACGCCGGCCACGAAGTGGCTGCTGTCACCCAGGGGAGGCTTGGTGGCGGTCGGATATTCCGGTGGCACCCCCTTGGCTCGTCCTTCTGAACTCATGACTCGACCTCCTGCTATGGGGATCTGGACGTTGCCCTGGGCTGTCTGCTCAGCCCCGGCGAGGGCAGCTTCTCCACCAGGAGAGCCGGCATACGGAGGACTCCAGGAGCCGCCTGGACCGCCAGCCATACCCAGATGGCTGGAGGAAGCACCCATGCGGCGTCGTGCGCTGTGTCCAACTCTGCGTTGATCTGCCATACCCGAAAGCCTAGGGCGGGGCTACCGGCCCACCCTGACCAGCCGGCGGGTGGCGGTGGGGTCGAACTCGGTCCTGCCGTCCAGGGCGACGGCCACGTCCCTCTGGAACTGGGTCAGGCCCTCCGGATCGGCATCGACGGCGTGAGCTATGCGGGCCAGGCCGTAGGCCACCGCCAGGTCGTTGTTGGGGAAGTCGACGCCCCACCGCTTCAGCACCTCCTTGGACATCATCTCGCCTTTGAAGTTGCCGTTGCCGGTGACGAACTTCTTGAGTTGCTGAGGGGTGACGAGGGTCGGGTAGGCCCTCCGGTCGTCGGTGGCGAACTGGCCCAGCACGGCTAGCTTGATCGCTGCTCCCACCTCACCGGAGGCGTGTTGGCCGTAGCGTTCAGCCATCGAGTATCCCTCCATGGCGATGCCCTTGATCCAGTTGCCCCTGGTGTCCAGCTTCTCTAGCTCTGCGCCGATCTCGGTCATCAGCCGGCGCAGGCGTAGTACCCCCTTGGGCATGGTGCCTTTGGGCTTCCACGCCGCCACCAGGCCCCCGGTGGGCGACCAGGCCACCAGGGCACAGTTCTTGGATCCAGGATCAATCCCGATGTAGATGTCAGTCATGCCAGAACAACCTCACTGCCGGGACGCAGGGATCGCCCCCGTCTTCCCACTCAGCGTCCTCTTCCTCGCTGGAGGGCAGCCCATCATGAGTGTTACAGACAGGGCTAGAGCAGTACCCCTCCTTCATACCGATCTCCAGCCACTCGTCAAAGGTCAGAGTCAACCCAGAACCACCTGGCCCAGTCATTGCCGTGTTCGTCGGACCACTCGCGGCACTGGGGGCAGACTTCCAGGTGCCGCCGGATGAGTCGCTCATGAGCGTTGGCCGCTGAAGGCAGTCGTATGTCGGTCGTGAACACCATGTGAGGTGGCCCCTCGTTCGATTCCCACATCGGGTACCGCCCTAGCTTCTTCACCGCTGATCCTCTCGATCTCCCGGTTGACATACCAGGCTGCCTTCCTCAGATCCTCCACCGGGTCCACCCCATCCTTGAGGCCTGCCCGCCACAGGTACTTGATGGCGTTGCCCACGTTGAAGTTGTAGTGCTCCACGATGCGGATGCACTCGACACCTGATGGGTGGCTGCCGTAGTGCGGAGGATGATTGACTAGGTCGGTCATCGGTGCTCGGGGACTTCGTACTTGGCGTGGATGTCGGCATAGACCTGGGCTGTCTCCCTGGTGGCGTAGTTGCCTCCGCAGTACCCGCAGTACTCACACTCAAAGGAAAATCGCCCCAACATCTTGCCCTCCACCACCCAGGTTTTCACCACAGTTCATTCTCCAGGCGGATGAAGCGGTGCTCAGGACAGATACGGTCGCGACGGTTGCGGCGGATGCCCACCACGAACTGCCGCCGGCCCCAGCCGATGTACGGACGCCACCAGTAGGTCATGGCTTCATCCCTGACCTGCCGGTAGGGGGTGCTCTGTACGGAGTGATCGACCTCCACCCCACCTCGCCCTCATCGTTGATAATGCAACCCAAGTTCCTCTGCTGCCAGAGCATCCAAAGCGCAGCATCGGACTCCAACTCGTCCAGAACTCCATATATCTGGCGGGTTTCATCCTCCGTTATGCCTCTTCCCATCAACTGGTGGGCATCCTCAACGATTCGCTTGATTCGCAGCGCCGCTTCTTCGACTTCGTGGCTCATTGATAACGCCCCCCCTTCTCGGCGTTCGGTGGCGGGGTCATGGAGTCGCCAATCGCACCACCACTTGCCTGGCGGCGATACCCGTGTCAGTGCCTAGCTGCTCCTTCAGGGAGGTCTGGAGGTGGATGAAGCACACCTCCTCCTCCCCGACGACGTACATGGCCTTGTTGGTACACGGCCCCTTCTTGGTCTGGCCTACACACTTGATCATGGCGCTCCTCGATCTGCTCGACGGTATCCAGGGTTCTTGGTATCGGTCCTCCTAGTGAGTTCTCGGCTCACCACCGCGGCGTCCCGCTCGGCTGACTCAAAGAGCATCTGCTTCAGCTTTCGCCTGGCGTAGTACAGCCTGAGGGCATCCCTCGCGGAACGAATCTCGGAGTCAGTCTCCATCGCCGCCCGCACCCAGGTGACCGCTTCGCTCGCTTTTTCAGGACGATTGCGTGTGAGGTACAACCCCTCCAGGCGTCGGATTTCCATCTCTGCATGGTGCTCAAATATCTCTTCGATGGCTAGCTGGTTCTGAAAATAATCACACCAGCGGGTGAACTTGACGAATAAATCCATGAGTTGCTTGTCGGTGAGGTCATCGATGTCAGTCCCCAGGGTGGGAGGCTGATGGTCTGGGGCCTGAGGTTCATCGATCCCCAGATCGGTGTAGACGGCGCGGCGCTGGCCGTTGACCATTCTCGCCAGCGTTTCCTTGAGATCGAGCGGGGGCCGGCGGCTGATCCGGCGACCGACGGATGAGGACTCGTCCTCCTGAGTTTGCATGCTTCTCCTCGTAGCGTTGGCAATCGGCACAACCGTTGAAGGGGCATGGTGGAACACGGCCCCCCTGGAGTGCCATGGTGATGCGGCTGCACTTGTCTAGTCGATCCGCGATGCGGTCTTCCTGGTACTGGACAATCATCTCCTTGGTGCGCTGGTTCCATTTGCACTCGTACAGGAAGAGCACCTCGTGGTACTTGCGGCTCATGTAGCAATAAAAATCACCTTGTCGAACGTGTGAGGGGAATGGGTGCCGGATGGAATCCCACAGCCCGTCGTAGTCTAGAAACTTCCTCGATTTTCCGTTGATGTGGAAGTCGTAGGTGTGCTGAGCGATCAGGTTGGGCGCTTCAAAGCGCAGCGTCCCCAGGCCCACGCTCTTGATCTCGATGATGGGGCCGTCCCAGGTGTCCAGCCCATCGGCATGCCCAGCCATGTGCAGGTTCTGGTTGAACAGAGGCACCTCGTGGTAG